TTAATGAGAGTTAGGCGTAAACGGGATGGTTATGTGCAAATTGCTAGAAGTAATAAAATTTCAGCGGTGTTCTTTAGAAACTTTGGTGACTCTGAAACAGAAGACCCAATTAATACAGATGTTAACCCTAATGAAATTATTCATTTCAAAACATATTCTCCTAAAAATACCTACTACGGTATTCCTTCTGCTGTTTCTGCAGCATCTGCTATTGTTGGTGACAAGTTTGCTAAAGAATACAATATTGATTATTTTGAAAACAAAGCTATTCCTCGTTATGCAATTGTGCTTAAAGGGGCAAAACTTAGCAATAAATCAAAACAAGAATTGATTAATTATTTTAGAAAAGAAGTAAAAGGTCGCAATCATGGTACTTTGGTTATTCCTCTACCTGCATCAATTGGTTCGGATAGCGATATTCGTTTTGAAAAACTAGAGGCCGGTATACAAGATGCTTCTTTTGATAAATATCGTAAATCAAATAGAGATGAAATTTTAGTTGCTAATAGAGTCCCTGCTCCAAAAGTAGGAGTATATGATAACGCTAACCTTGCAGTATCAAGAGATGCTGATAAAACATTTAAGATGCAGGTTATTGGCCCTGATCAATCTGTTATTGAAAAAAGATTGAATAGAGTAATTCATGAATTTAGCGATTTGCTTATTATGCAGTTTAAACGCATTGACTTGATTGATGAAGATATTCAATCTAGAATTAATGATAGATATTTGAGAACAGAAGTTATTTCTCCAAACGAGGTTAGATCATCTCTTGGTCTTACTGAGAGAACTGATGGAGATGTACCTTTGCCGTTCCCAACAAAAATTAAGAAAGAACAATCTGGGCCAGGGGCTCCGGTTGGAAATTCTAATAATATATCTTCTCAGCCAAGAAACGCTCGCTCTGATACACCAGAAGGTTCTTCAGACCCACGAGCATCTGGAGATCAGGCTGAGAGGGGCGAAGTACAAGATACCACAGGAGGTTCTGAATGAGTTACGAACATGGAATCGTTTTTTCCAATACAGCCGCAACTAGCACAAGCGGCACAGGCGGGGTTGTTTCTTTAAATACACACACTAGCTGTATTCATTTTTATAACACACATGCAACCACAGCGGCAACCGTTAAATTAAATGACGGTCCACATCAAGTTGTAATACCTGCAAAAGATAGCGGTGGGGGTTATGTTGAAATTGAAGGTGATTACACCAAGTTTCAAATTATGACTGCTGGCGTTACTTTAGCAGTCTATGCAGTTGCATAATTTGCTTGTATTAAAATAATACAATATACTGTAAGATACAATATATGAATAACCTTAACTTCTCTTTCCCTATCAGTATGATCAAGAAAGAACAACGCATTGTTTCTGGTATTGCAACTGCTGATAATGTTGATAAATCTAACGATATAGTAGACTTTGCTGCTTCTGAAATTGCGTTTAAAAACTGGCAAGGTAATATCCGAGAAATGCATGCTCCTATTGCTGTAGGAAAAGCTATTAGCTACAAACCAATTAAAATGAAAGATGCTGATGGGAAAGAATATAATGCTATTGAAGTAGAAGCTTATATTTCTAAAGGAGCTGAAGCAACTTGGCAAAAAGTTCTTGATGGCACTCTTCGTGCTTTTTCTATTGGCGGAAAAATTATGAAAAAAGAAATACTTGCTGGCAAGCTTCATAACAACCGACCAATTAATATTATCAAAGAATATGAACTGGGTGAATTAAGTCTTGTTGACAATCCAGCTAATGCTCTTGCAACAATTGATCTTGTCAAGATGGACACAGATGGCAAACTTGGTTATGTTTTAAAATGCTGTGATGATGTATGCGAATGTGTTGCTATTGAAAAAAAACAACCATTAAAAGACCCTAAAGGTGGATTAACCGCTGCTGGCAGAAGGCACTTCAAACAAACTGAAGGGGCTAACTTAAAGCCAGGAGTTAAAGGCCCAGCCAACACTCCAGAGAAAATGCGCAGGAAAGGTTCTTTCCTTACCAGATTTTTTACCAATCCATCTGGTCCAATGAAAGATGATAAAGGTAGACCGACTAGGCTTGCTCTATCAGCTGCTGCCTGGGGTGAACCTGTACCCCAAGATACGCAAGACGCAGCTAGGTTGGCGGCTAAAGGCAGAAGACTTCTTGAGAGATATAAAAACATGAAAAACAAAAGCTACTCTATTGAAGATGAAGAAGAGATTTTACTTGAATTATTGTTAGAACTAACATTACCTTTTGATGAAGATAATTTAAATGAAGATTTTATTGATATTGAATTGCAAAATGATGCAGATTATGATAATGTTAAACCTATGGAAAATTCATTGACAGATAATAAACTGTCTTTAATTAAGAAGTTTATCAATTGGCTTGCGCCAGAAGATAATTTAGGACTAGAAAAGTCCGAGCATAATACTGAAACTTCAACTGAAGTGGAAGTGGATGTCAAACAAGTGGAGGAACAAGAAATGGATATTGAAGTTCTTAAAGAAGCGCTTGGTTCAGTAATTGATCAGAAATTGACTGATTTCGCAACTTCCTTTAAACAAGAAGTTGAAGAGAATGTTAATGCAAAGATTGAAGAAGTAGCCAAGAGCGTAGAAACTCAGAAAGCAGAGTTGGCTGAGAAGTTGGAAGCAACTGAAAAAGCTCTGGAAGTTCAAACGGCAAAGGTTGAGGAGTTCGCTCAAGCTGGTGCTGTAAAGAAAAGCGTTGACTCAGAAGATGATGAAGATGTGCAACTGGTAAAGTCAGCACCTAAATCATTTTGGGGAAACATGTATTTGCCACAGGGTGTAATTAGCTCCTTGGGCTACAAGTCATAATAGGAGGAAATTACTATGGCAACACAAGAAGAAATCCTCGCTAAAGCTAACGAAGTAACTACAAGTGTCGTTGGCAATGCGTCAGGTGGTCTGCTTAATGCAGAGCAATCAAATCGTTTTATTGATTTCGTAGTTGATCAATCAAACCTCATGAAGAATTCTCGCGTTGTGCGCATGCGCACACCGACAATGGATATTGACAAAGTATCTGTTGGCACAAGGCTCATGTCAAAAGCTACAGAAGCAACCGAAACCGGTTCTAATGCAGCAGTAACTTTTACAAAAGTTTCATTGTCAAGTGTCAAGCTTCGTCTTGACTGGGAATTGAGCACAGAGTCTCTTGAAGACAATATTGAAGGTGCTTCGCTTGAAGATCATCTTGCACAAGTAATGGCTCGTCAAACAGCTAACGACCTTGATGACTTGTTGATCAATGGCAATACATCGTCAAACAATGCTCTTCTTAAGGCACTTGATGGCTTTGTTAAGCTTGCTCTTGCAGGTGCAACTGTTGTTGATGAAGCAGGAAACAATGTTTCCCGTGCAACATACGACAGAGTTCTTCGTAACATGCCAACAAAATACCTGCAACGCCGAGGTGAACTTCGCTTCTTCTCTGGTGCAGGTGTTGTACAAGATACAGCGTTCAGCTTGCAGAATCCAAACTCTGCAACAGCCGCAACATCTGGCGCTCCGGCTCCAGGCTCAACATTTGGTGAGCAGGCGTTCATGAACGGTGCTATCCGTGCAAATGGCGGTCCAGGAGCAACTGGTCTTGCACCATATGGTATTCCATTGATTGAAATCCCATTGATGCCAGAAACTGTTGCCGGTGATTATTCGCCAACATCGGGTTCACATGGTTATGTAGCACTTACCTTCCCAAATAACAAGGTAATCGGTCTACACCGTGACATCACAGTGTACCGTCAGTTCCAACCAAAAACCGACACAATTGAGTACACTCAGTTTATGCGAGTTGCTAATAATGTTGAGAATCTTGATTCTTATGTTATTGCAAAGAACGTAAAACTTCGTACACTCTAATTTGAATTAAATATCAATTCATGGCGGGGCAGGGTAAAACCTCCCCGCCATAATTGTGTATAATTGATTTAATCATATATTGATGATAGGATATATAACATGACAAATAGAGATAACATTGTAAAAAGCGAAGATGTTGCACCGGTTAAAAAACAACCTGTAAAGAAAGTTATTAAAAAAGAAATTATTGAAGAAAAAGTTACCACAGATAACGAAGCAGATAGTGTTTTAATTTACTTTGAAAGTGGTGCTGGATATGTTACAAAAAGCGGTTTAAAATTTTCAAGAGAGAATAAAATGGCAGAAATTTCTGCCGAAGAAGCCAATTTGCTATTAAGACTTCCAAACTTCCGATTACCTAGTGATGAAGAAAAAGAAGTGTACTATAATAGTCAGGAGGATTAACAGATGGCCGGCAATTTAACAAATTATTTAGAAAACAAACTCCTAGATCACTTCTTAGGAACAACATCATATACAATGCCAAGCCCAGTTTATGTTGCATTGTTTACTGCTGCTCCTGGTGATGCTGGTGGTGGAACAGAAGTTACTGGTGGTAGCTATGCTCGTCAAACAGCTGCGTTCACTGCTGCTTCTAGCGGTGCAACTTCAAATTCAGCGAATATTGACTTCACCGGAATGCCAGCCGCTACGACAGTAGCTATTGCCATATTTGATGCTTCAACATCGGGCAATATGCTTGTTCATGGGACACTTACTACGAATAAAACAACAGATGCTGGAGATACTTTAAGAATTGCGACAGGCGATCTTGATATCAGCATAGATTAAGGAGATATCATGTTGCGAAGAGAATTTAATGGCGCAGTATTGCAGACAGCATTAGCTTCTTCATTGTCTAATTCAGCAACTTCTTTTACCGCAGTAGACGGTTCTACTTACCCAAGCGGCGACAACCCTTTTGTTGTAGTTATTGATCGCGGTGTTGCTTCAGAAGAAAAAGTTTTAATTTCGTCTAGATCAACTAATGTTTTTACAGTATCTCAAAGAGGGTATGATGGCACAACTGCTGTTGCTCATAACTCTGGAGCACTTGTAGATCATGTTCTTGATGCAATTACTATACAAGATATGAATACCACAACTTACGATAATGAAGTTTTAATGTGGATGGGGGTATAAATGGCTAATCTAACACCAAAAAGTTTTTATATAGGAACTAGTTCTACGGGTTCTAATGTTTATTCGGTAGCAAATACTGTTGGTGATTATTCAATTATCAAAAATATTAACCTTTGTAATACAACCAGCTCTAACGCTGTGTGCAGTATTCATATTCTTGTAGGGGCTGCTTCCCCTGCGGCTAATAACAAGGTGATAAGCAATGTTACTGTATTGGCAAATAATGTTGTGTATTATAATACATCAGTAGTTATACCTGCTAATAGTAAAATCTATGTAGATCAAGTTACAGCAAATGCTGTTACATTTACCATTAGCGGTGTAGAATATGCCTAATCTTAATAAAGATTTAATTAACGATGCACTCTCTGTTGATTTAGACAGCACACAGACGCTTTCTAATAAAACACTTACGACCCCGATTATTAATGGACCAACCATTACTGCAACTGGTCAAACTCCAGTTATTCATGGCATCTATCTTCCAGAACCCCATGTAATTTATTTTGAAGGTAGCACAGCTGATGATTTTGAAACAATTTTAACAGTTGTAAACCCAACAGCGGACAGGACTGTTAGCCTCCCCGATGCAAGCGGTACGCTTGCTATATCTGGCTCTATCGCTCTAGGATCAGACACAACAGGCAACTATGTTGCTACGATTGCTGGAACTGCAAATGAAATAACCGTATCTGGTTCGGGTTCTGAAAGCGCAGCTGTTACGATAAGCTTGCCAGCCAATGTTACTATACCTAACAATCTTATCGTTACTGGTGATCTAACTGTTAGTGGGAATACTACTACTCTCAATACTGCAAATCTTAATGTTGAAGATAATTTTATTCTCCTTAACTCTGGTGAAGTAAGCACACCTACATTAAATGCCGGTGTTGAAGTTGAAAGAGGAACATCAACAAATGTTCAAATTCGGTGGAATGAATCTACAGACAAATGGCAATTCACAAATGACGGAAGCACATATACAGACCTTGGTGCAGGTGGTGCAACCATCTCTGAGACTGCTCCAGGCGCTCCTGTAGCGGGGCAAGTGTGGTTTGAGTCCGATACAGCCCAAACTTACGTTTATTATGATTCTCAGTGGATTGAGATCGGTGCTTCTCCTGGTGTTGCAAGTGTTTCTGAGTCGGCTCCAAGCTCTCCGGCAATCGGTCAATTATGGTTTGATTCAAACGCTGGTGCTACAAACATTTATTATGATTCACAGTGGATTGAAGTTGGCGGGGGTGGGACAGTAGTAACTGTTTCTGATACAGCCCCAGCATCTCCTGCTTTGGGTCAAGTTTGGTTTAACTCTTCAGATGGCGGGACCTACGTTTATTATAATTCTAATTGGGCAGAAATTGGTGCAGTTCCACCAGGTTCATTAAATACAGTTGTTGATGCCAAAGGTGATTTACTTGTTGGAACAGCCAACGACACTCTTGCAAGATTAGAAACAGGCACAAACGATCAGGTACTCGTAGTTGACACAAGCACTGCTACTGGTTTAAAATGGAGTACACCAACTGTTTATCAAACAGTGGTGGCCAATGTCTCTAATACAGAAATTGGATATTTGGATGGAGTTACAAGCGCTATCCAAACGCAATTAGATAATAAACAAGCAGTGGTGGCCAATGTCTCTAATACGGAAATTGGATATTTGGACGGAGTTACAAGTGCAATTCAAACACAATTAAATAACAAACAGGCAGTGGTAGCCAATGTATCTGACACAGAAATTGGATATCTTGACGGAGTTACAAGTGCAATTCAAACACAATTGGATACTAAAGCATCAACTGGTAAGGCAATTGCTATGGCAATTGTCTTTGGTTAAGGAGAAATATGGCAGCACCGAATATAGTTAACGTAGCAACGATTACGGGCAAAACAGCAGTTCAAGCTGTAACAACTTCTGCGACAGCGATTGTTACTAATTCTGGGTCTAGCGGAAAAGTTTTTAAAGTTAATGCTCTTTATGTTTCTAATGTTGATGGCACAAATAATGCGGATATTAATGTTGATCTATACCGTTCTTCAACGGCTTATCATATTGCTAAAACAGTGAATGTTCCCGCAGATGCAACTTTGGATATTATTTCTAAACCTATTTATTTAGAAGAGGGTGATTCACTTCGTTTAACGGCAAATGCAAACTCTGACCTTGAGGCGGTGTGCTCTTACGAGGAGATCTCGTAAATGGCGCAGTTTCCATCTAGTTCTGGCGCTTCTGGCGTTTGGTCTTTGAAAGAGCAAAGAAACGCCGTTATGGGTAGCAACTGGACAAGTTTAGCACCACCAGTGCTTACTGTTGATTACCTTGTTGTCGCTGGTGGTGGCGGTGGAGGCGGTAATATCGGAGGTGGCGGTGGTGGTGGCGGTTTACGCTCAACTGTCACTGCAACAGGGGGTGGGGGTGCATTAGAAACAGCGTTAACACTTGCCGTGAGTACAAGTTATACGCTGATTACTGGAGCGGGTGGTACGGCAGGGCTATATTCACCTGGAACTGGGGTTCCTGGAAAAGGTTCTAATTCTACATTTGATTCTATTACTTCAATCGGTGGTGGCGGTGGTGGTAACGGCGGCGGTTTTGCTAGCCCTTCATCGCACAATAACGGTGGTTCAGGTGGTGGTAATGGTGGTAATGAATTTTCTTCAGGTGGTACTGGTACAGCAAATCAAGGTTTTGCAGGCGCTGCTGGTTATCATACTGGCAGTTACACTGCACGGCGTGGAGGTGGAGGTGGAGGTGCTTCTACGGCTGGGGTTTCTGGTGCAACCATCGGTGCTGGTGGTGCAGGCGTAGCAACATCAATAACTGGTTCAAGTGTTACTTATGCTGGTGGCGGTGGAGGTGGAATTGATGATGAAACTAGTGGTTCTGTTAGTCCAGGAGGCACTGGTGGCGGAGGTGCTGGAGGAAAAGGTGCAAACGTTGTAAATTCTATTGCGGGTACAACAAATCTTGGTGCAGGTGGTGGCGCAGGTGGCGGCAATGGTGGCGGTAATGGCGCAGCAGGTGGTAGCGGTGTAGTCATTCTTCGCTACCCAGAATTATTTACTATCACTATCGGTGCAGGACTTACTGGCACAGAGTCATCTGCGTCAGGTGGCTACAAACGGGCAACAATTACTGCTGGTAGCGGAAATGTGAGTTGGGCATTATGATTTGCCCTTTGACCATTAAAGAAGTATTATAGAGGGCATATGGCTTTAAACTTTCCTGATAGCCCGACTTTAAATCAAGTTTATTCCGCCGGTGGAAAAACATGGTCTTATAATGGTTCTAGATGGGTATTGGTTATTGCTACTGCTATCATAGATGTAGCAGATGGATCTATTACAGCCGCAAAAATTGCGGATGGAACTATTGTTGCTGCTGAGATTGCCAATAGCGCAATTACAACCGCAAAGATTTTGGATGCTAATGTGACAGCCGCCAAGATTGCTGCTGATGCAGTTACAACAGCAAAAATTGCCGATGCTAATGTGACAGCCTCCAAGATTGCTTCTGACGCAGTTACAACAGCCAAAATTCTAGATAGCAATGTCACTACAGCCAAGATTCTGGATGCCAATGTGACGACTGCAAAAGTTGCGGCTAACGCAATAACTCAAGCAAAACTTGCTAGCAATCTTTCAGCAGTTACTGTAACCACTACAGCCAACAGGGATACAGATATCCCCACTCCGTTTACAGGGCAACTTGCTGTTTTGACGGACACCAGAAAAATTCAACTTTATGATGGAACATCTTGGGTGAATGTAAGTCTCGCACCACCAGAAACACCAACTTCGCTAAGCGCTACGGCTTTGGGTACGACATCTGTTTCTGTTGCGTTCACCGCTGGTGGGGCAAATGGTTCACCTATTACAAATTATAAGTACGCTCTTTCTACTAACGGTGGTTCAACTTATGGCTCATTTACGGCGCTAGACCCAGCAGACGCAACTACCCCGATTACTATTTCTGGGCTAACAGCCGCAACAACTTATTACATCAAACTTAAAGCGGTCAATGATTTAGGTGATTCTGTTGCGTCATCTGCTGTTTCAATCGGTACTCTCTCAACTCCTGATGCTCCAACTTCTTTGAGTGCTGGAAGTATTACAACAACTTCTGTTGCTATCTCATTTACACCAGGTTCGGATAATGGTTTTGCAATCACAAATTATCAATACGCTTTATCAACCAATGGCGGTTCAACTTACGGGTCATTCACTGCACTAGACCCTACGGACGCAACAAGTCCAATAACTATTTCTGGTTTAACAGCCGACACTTCTTATTATGTGAAACTAAAAGCAGTTAACAGTTCTGGTACAGGAGCAGAATCTTCTGCCGTTTCGTTTAGTACCAATCCTTTATTGGTTGTTAATTATCTTGTTGTTGCTGGCGGTGGCGGCGGAGGCACTGGTTATTACGCAGGGGGTGGTGGAGCAGGTGGTCTACGCTCAACCGTTACAGCAACAGGCGGCGGTGGTTCTTTAGAGTCAGCGTTGTCCCCCTCACTAAGCACCAACTACACAGTGACTGTTGGTGCAGGTGGCGGAGGCGGTCCAGACGTTACTACGGCTGGAGTAAACGGTAGCAATTCTGTTTTTTCAACCATTACATCGGTTGGTGGTGGTGGTGCAGTATCTAGAAGTCAAAACGTAACTGGTGCAACTGGCGGTTCGGGTGGTGGTGTTTCATATTTAGGCTCACCAGGTAGCGGTACCGCAAATCAAGGTTTTGCTGGCGGTACTGGTGCATACGGCGGTTCAGGTGGTGGTGCTGGAGCCGTTGGCAATAGTGGAACTGGGAATAATATTTTAGGTGGTTATTATGGTTCTCCTGGTGCTATAGGTGTAGCAACAACAATTTCTGGTTCAAGTGTTTATTACGCAGGCGGTGGCGCTGCTGGGTCAACTGATAATCCTGGTAATGCTGTTATGGCAGGCGGTCAAGGTGGTGGCGGTGCTGGTGGCTTGTCTGGTCTTGTTTTAGCATCATCGGGGACAACAAACACTGGTGGTGGCGGTGGCGGTGCTGGTGGTCCGCAAGATACTGCTTTTAGTTATGGCGCAGCAGGCGGTAGCGGTGTAGTTATTCTTCGTTACCCATCTGCTTACACAATCACTATCGGTGCAGGTTTAACGGGTTCCACCGCAAATGTTAGTTCAAACAAGGTTACAACTATTACTTCTGGTTCTGGAAATGTGAGTTGGGCATAATGGCTTTTACTTTTCCTTCTTCTCCCGAAACTAACGATACTTTTACAGTAGGATCTCGCACATACACATGGACCGGAACAAAATGGGTTTTAAGTGGTGGAGTAATTACTTCTACTCAGATAGAAGCAAATGCTATTACAACAGTAAAGATTTTAGATGGGGCCATTACAGCCGCCAAAATCGCTGATGGCACAATCGTTGCTGCTGAGATCGCAAGCAATGCTGTTACTACAGCAAAAATTTTAGACGCAAACGTAACTGCTGCTAAAATTGCAAGTGATGCTGTTACTACAGCAAAGATTTTAGACGCAAATGTTACAGCTGATAAACTTTCAAGCAATGCTGTTACTACAGCAAAGATTTTAGATGCTGCGGTTACTCAAGCAAAACTTGGAACAACTCTTTCAGCAGTAACTGTTACCACAGCCGCCAAT